AGTGGGCTGTTATTATTTCTATATATCTGGCTCCGCCTCTAGCGTTTCTTTCTAGCCATTCTTGTAATCTAAATGCTCGTCTTAACTCGTTGATTGATGAAGCTGTTGCTGATGATAAATCTGCAACATGTGTTGATGAAACATCGAAATTGTAATATCCAATGGCTGGGTTAAGATCAAATATTGAACCATTTGCATCTGAGTTTATATCAATTCCACTTGTATTTGGGATTGTTGCGCCTCCAGATGATACGGGTTGACTTAAATAAGTTTCACCTCCTCTACCTGGTTTTGCAAAGTCTCCATATGTTAAAGGTGCTTGTCCTCCTAAAGGTATTGTTGCTTCTGGTCCTCTTTGTGTAAATGGTAATGCTGATGTGAAATAGTCATGTTGCCATGCTCTTTTTTGTATTTCTGTGTTTAATAATGCAGTTGCTCCTGATGGTAGTGTTTGTACTGTTTGTTCTCCATCGTTTAAACTATCTACTAATTTGTCTGTTATTAAGTTTTCGTCTCTGTAATAGTCGTTATATATTTTGTTGTATACAGCGAATGGTACTGCTGATACTGGTGTGTTGGAGTAAGATACTCCTGTTGGTAATCCTAAGTAATCTGATAGTGATGATGGTTCAGGTCCAGTTGATGTTGTGTCTGTAATTACTGGAAAGTTTACGTCTGGTGTTCCGCCTGGTCCGGCTAGTCCTGATTCTCCTGCTGTAATAAATGTTTCCCAATTGTCCCATACTATTCTTGTTGGTACGAAGAAGTAGTGACAATATACTGATGCTTTATGCATGATTGGGGTGATTAGCGGAGCGAATCTCGTAAGATTTGTTGATTTAATGCTGAATTTGTCTCCTGGTACACATTCCATAACTGATATTGGCATTAATTCTCCGATTCTTCCGGAGAATTTTCTGTCGTTTGATAAGTCGAATGTGTTTGATGGTGGTCGTGGCATTGCCACTTTGCTGAATATGCTCATAATTTTTTATCTATTTGGTGTTCTGGTTATTTCTTGTGGGTTTTTTAAAAAGTTGTTATATATAGAACCTGCTCCTAGCAGTAATGCTTTTAATATATTATTTCCGGTTGAACCGTTTGGGTCTATACCCATATTTCTAAGTTCTATTTCGTATTGTGTTTTTGATTTAACGTTTTTTGTATTGTATTGGTCTTGAACTGCTTTTTGAAGTAATGATGTTACTCTTGCTTTTTGTGTACTTGTTAACACTGAAGTGTTTATAGCTTCTTGTATTGCTTTTTCTTTTTGTACTTTAAGTTTTTCGGGGTTGTTTTCTTCTCTGTAATCGTTATCGATTTTTTTTGCCCTAGTGTCTTCTTGAATGTTTCCTACTTGTGCACCTTTTATCATGGTGTCTAATGCTGAAGGTGTAGGGTCTTTTATGTTATATGGCGATGGTTTTGAAGGGGCTATCGACCCAGCTACACCGGTGTTGGTTGCACCTGAGCCGTATATAAGCGCCGGGTTTAGGCCTGCTTTTTTGAGTCTGGCCATTTGTTGAGAAGGGTCGTTGTATTCGTTTTGCATGTTCCAAAATTTGATATTATTGTCGTCTGCTAGCTGTTGACGTCGCCTTGCTCCTCTGTTGGTTAGTAAAGAAGATGCACCGGAGAGTATTGCTCCGGGTAATCCTCCTGATAGTCCTTTTAATAATTTTCCAACGAATGTTTTTGCCATTTTATAATTGTGTTGGTTTTCCCCCAGGTATTACTTCCATAGTTGGAGTAGGGGGGTTTTCAATTGCCATTTCTGTTAATTGTTTAGTTGTTTGTTTTATTGTATTTTGTACGCCTGTTATTAGGTCGTCAAAATTTACTAGCCTTAATTGTAATAGGTCTAGTTGTTGGTGACATGATACACAGTGTTGTAGAATGATTGATCGCATTTTTTCTGTGTAAAGTTTTTCTTGTTCTGTTTTGAAATTTTTTGTGTTCATTAGTAATGTGTTTTAATTGTTAATTTGAACCATAATTTATATTATGATTATACCTCTGTTAGGGTCTAATATAGTGTTTTTTTTTGTTTTTTTGTTTTTTTTGTGTTTTTAATTGACTTTTTTATTTTTTTTTACTCTTTTTTAGCGTCGTGCCTCCTTTTATTTGCGAGTTTTTTTGTTTTTTAGTGTCAATTAGCACTAATATATCAAGTAGGTATTAGTGCTAGCGGGGCTTTGCCCCTTTTGTACTTAGAAAATCGTCAAGCTTCGCTTGTACCTTTTTCTAAGTTTATATTTTTTTGTTCTGCAGCTTCTGCGGCTTCGGCAGCTGCTTTTTTTTCTGACTTAATTGTTAAATCTAAGTCTTTATGCTTTTGAGCAAGCATTTTTTTGTATTCGAACATATCGGTAATATCGTCGAATTTTGGTATTTCGGTATCGAAATACTCTCCTTTAAGTTGTGATGCTCCAATCGGTAATCCTCTGGAGTGGTTTAATAAGAGTTCTCTTACTGACATATTCATGTCTGGTTGTGTTAGAACCGTTTGGTCCATTTTTTTTCCTGTTTCTTTATAATCTTGAAATTGTTGTCTAAAGATTAATTTTTTAGTTGTAATTCTTTTTTTCATATTGTTTGTCTTTTTAACATTTGTTCTTTCTTGTCTCTTCTTATTAAGTTTTTGTAGTATTCATGTTTATCTTTTTCAGATTTAAACATATTTTCGAAATTGTATTCTTGTTCTTCTATGAATTTTTTATACATAATTGTTAATTCAGGTTTACTGAATATTTTTTGTTTGTAGTATCTGGGCATAGATATAATTTGCCCACCTTCTCGTACTATACAAAATAGTTCTCGTTTTTTGTAGTAATTTTTCATGGCATCTGTGAGGTATCCCAGGCCCATGCCTTTTGACATTAAACTGAATTCTGGTAATCTGTCGTCAAAGGTGTTTATTCTTGTAAAGTTTGATTTTGTCATGTATCCAACTACATAGTTGATTGTAGCTTGGTTGTTTGCGGCTAAGTGTATGTGGCCGTTTTGCCATGTGTCCGCAATTTTTTGTGGTTTTGCTATTAAGCTTTGTGGTAAATTAAATATGACCGCATGGTAATGGGGTCTGTATGTTTTTGTGCCGTATTCTCCACAAGCGTAATATTTTAGCTTGTTGGTAGGGCATTTTTTCCTTAGTCTTTTAAGGAATAGTTGAAAGTCTCGTTTTTTTAATGTGTGAAATCCGTTTTCGGTTGTTGGTGCGGTTTCGTATGTTAATGTTACGAACGCGGCTGATGTTGAACTTTTTGCTTCTTGTTGGAGTCTAAAGCTCCAATGTGATGCTCGGCGTTTTTTACATGCCAAGCATTTTCCGCATGGGACATCAATCATAAGATTTTGGTTGTTGATGTCCTTGTTTTTATTTTTTACTCTGTATGGTGTATAACATTGCATTAGCTGTGAGCTATGTAGATTAGTTTATAGTCTGATTCCTCCTCTTGCAACTCTGTAAGAGTTGTATTTTTTGGATTTTTGTTTTTGTTTTTTAACTCCGAAGTTGAACTTCTTTCCTCGTTTTCCGACTTTTCTTGATTTTTTGTACATAATTTTATATTGTTGGTGTTCCGAAGTATGGCATTAATCTTGTTGCTTTTACTTCATTGTGTAAGTATACATATAGGTGTTCCTGGTCTGGTGCGGCGAAGACTCTTTTTACTTCTTCGTAATCGCACTCTATGAAATCTTTGTTTAAAGCAGGTGCATTAGTGAATATTCTTCCCATGTGCCAGAAGTTTAAACTTGTACGGAATTCTCCGTGAACAGTACTTGGTATATATTTATATTCCGCATACCTCGGTGTGTATCCGAATGTTGCTTGGTCTGTGGTGTTGTTGTTATTGTAAAATAACTCTTGTTGTGTAATTGGTTGTTCGCCAATATTTGCGAATGATGGCCAATAATAATCGAATTTATCGAATTTGCTCCAATGTTTGGGTATCCCTTGTTGATATGCTGTCATTGGCATAACTGACATTATTCCCATAATGTATCCATGTTCTTCGCATTTGTATGATACGTAATCTGATTGGCCAACTGAAACTCCGTGTCCGGCCATGTTACCTTGGGGGCTTAATTGGCTCGAGTTATCAGAGGTCTGTAACACTTCACTAATGGTAATTGGTGTCGAGCTACCTCCAAGGAATTCTGGCCTTTGTAGTCTGGCATCGGATGACATAACTCCGAAGTGTGCCATTATTATTTCTATATATCTGGCTCCGCCTCTAGCGTTTCTTTCTAGCCATTCTTGTAATCTAAATGCTCGTCTTAACTCGTTGATTGATGAAGCTGTTGCTGATGATAAATCTGCAACATGTGTTGATGAAACATCGAAATTGGATCGTGACTGGGAAAC